TCTCGAACTCATCCTTTCTGATGTCGGGTATCCCCAGTGGGTTAGAGGAGCGAAAAAATCCTTTTTCAACATTCTGAACATTTAATAAATCTCGCCAAGTCATTAAATCCTCCTTATGCTCTTAAGTTTTGAACTTCACCTAATAAGTAATTCGCAAAAGTTTCAATGGCTGTTACACCCTGATCAAAACAGTAATCGTCAACTTCAGTTGGTGTTTCTTTAATCTTTGCTTTTAATTTATACAAACTATCGAGTGCCGGCTGTGTGTATTTTGCAAGATTCTCATACAACTTTGTGATTGATGTTGGAACATTCTTTTTCAAAAGTTTCAAAATAAACGGTTGAATCAATGTCCACAAAAAACTAAAATCTTTCCAAGATTTAACAAACGCAAATAAATTCATAATAACTTCCTTTCTTTTCTAACTTATACTTTCCTTCTTTAATCTTTTTTCTGTACCATTCGGCTTTGTTTCGCAGATAACCGCCAATCCTGATTATTTGTAAGTTCGGCAAATAGGGTAAATAAGTGATGTCGATTTTGCCTTCAGGTTTTGCTTTTTTACTGTCAAATTCATAGTGGGTAAATACTGAATTTTCCTTAATAATAATTCCGTATTTAATAGTTAAATAAGCCGTTAAACAGCACAGAGTTTCAACTTGCTTCTGTGTTATAGGGTATTTTGTTTCTTTTTTGTGCAGGCTGAAACCTGCCATTCCGCAAACAGATAAACCGATGCATCCTGTGTTTCCGCCTCCGCAATGAGCGGCATAATTTCCGTCTTTACAGTTTAAATTATCTTCGGGTTTATGTGTCCCCGGATAAATCCGACCATTAGAATCAATTAAAAAATGGTATGCTTTTATATCGGTGTTGCAGGGTGAATTACTGCCCGCTGTCCAATGGAGGCAGATTTTCGTTAGTGATGTCATTTGGGGTATTCCTTTCTTCAATTTCCTCGTAATTTTCTGCTACATCCCCATCCCTTAACCATACGGTGTCAAACAATAATTCTGTTTCTTTATGTTTCAATTTCTTTCCTTCTTCAGGAAATAAAATGTTTCTCTCTTCAGTAATAGTTGCATCTTCAGGTCTTGTTCCGCACCATATCCCTGAAATTATTTTTCCGTTCTTTTCAAATTTCCCAAAATATGTTGTTCTTGTTTCCATAAATTATCCTTTCTGCGTAGCAGTTATTCCCAAGTCTTTTAATCTGATAGTTGAATTTTTATATGTAATTCTGTGATATTTATAGAACCTTGTACTGTTTACAGGAATAGTTTGAGTCAGGGTTTTTGTTACTGTATATGTTCCTATTTCAGTCCAGTTCTGATTATCATTGCTACCTTCAATAATGAAATTTGATGCACTATAAGTCGTTGAGGTGTAATAATTAACGATTTGAGAAACCTTTAATGGTGTTGGATTATAAAAAGTAAATTTACAAGTACTATTAGTGTTATTAACCATCCATAAATAATCGGTGTTACCATCAACGGCATAATATGGTTGATAACCTGAACTAACAGCACTATCACAGGAAACCGCAAAGCTATTTCCTCCCATTGTTCCATTTGCAGATAAATTAGGTCTTGAAAAATTACTTATTGTTGCACTTGATAATGTAATGTTTTGGCTGACATTATTATTTTGAACTGATATTGTCCCCGATGCATCTGTATAATTGTCACCACCATCAATAAAATACGAAATATCAATATTATTTCCAATATAGTTAATTGCAAAGTTACCATTTGATTCTTCAACAGCACATATTTGAACACCTAATATATCAAAATAAACATTAGCACCATGATTAGTTGTAATTTTAACTTTTCGTGAATTCTGATTGAAATCAATAAACTCATTTTTTGTTTCATTTTCTACTAAATTTGTTAGTGTCTGAACTAAAACTTTATTAGCATTAGTATCATGAGCAAGATATTCAATATCTTCTGCCGGCAATAAAATTGAAGAATCTTCAATTAAATCTTTATCTATGTATAAATTATAGTTGTTCGAATTAGATGTAAAATTAACTGTTGATGCAGACTGTATTTGTTCCACCAAATCCCGATATTACATCTGACCAATTTTCAATTGTTTTCTTTATCCTAATTGGGAAATGAACAGTGCATCCTGAAACATTTGAAAGCATTCTGTAAAATTGATCTGTATAATTTCCAAAACTATTTTTATTTAATGAAGGAAACGATAATTCTTGTAATTTACGACAACTTGAAAAAGCTGAAGATAATGCTCCTGATGTCATTTGTTCAAGACTATTCAAGTTTACATATTCTAAATTTTGACAATAATTAAATGCGTTAGATAAACTATCATACATACCAGACAAAATTCGCAATTTTGGAAATGATGCAGATTTTAATGCGTAATTCCATTGAAAAGCGTTCTGCATCCCACATTGACCAATTTCCACAAGTTCGGGAAATGAAATCGTCTCTAAATCGGTTGAGTATGTATAAAAATAACCCATAGCACCATTCCCAACATAAGTTAAATCGGGGAATATTATGTGTGCCAGACCTTGTACTCTTGTCGTTCCCCAAGCAGAGCCACCAAATTTACAAGCTAATCCATAATCATCAACTTTTTTTATCCCAGTCGCATTTAATGTCCCTGAAATTGGAAGTTTATATAACCCATTAGAATCAACATCACCTAAAAAATTATCAACAGTTATTCCATATTTTGCAGAACTCCTAATAGAATTTATAGTATTTGCTAAATTTGAACTGTTTTTATTAGATGGTAGAACTCCGCCTTTTTCTAAAATTGCAGTATAAGCATTTGCTATATTATTTTTTATTCTTTGTATTTCACTTGCTATGCTCATTTATACCTCACTTAATAACGTTGCAATATCTTCAAACATTTCATCTATTTCAGCCTTTGTATATGTATCAGAAGGTTCTGAACTACCTGATGTACCACCAACTAAAGCCACTCCGTTTCCTGTCCCAATGTATAATTCTTGTGTATCGGTACACCATAAAGGCATTCCTACATCGGCAGAACTTGGAAGATTAGTTTTTAATCCTCGTTTGAATTGTATTTTATTCGCCATATTCAACCACTCTTTCTCTTGCCGCTTGGCGTTTGGCAAGTAAATCTAAATATTGCTCGTTTGTAAGCGATGTTGTTTGCCCCAAAGCAAGCTGATCCCGATGCCTGATTACAAGCCAATCCGTATCATTTAAATAATGTTTTGCTTCGTCATTGGTATTTAATAAACTATCAATAGCCTTTGTTTTTTTGACATATTTTCCATTTATAAAGGTATAGTTATTCATATCTGCGACTTTTCCATCAACATAAATTAATCTTTCTTGAGGAATATTTCCTGAATAAGTTATTACCTGAATATTGTCATTGCCAACATTCGGTTCATAGTCGCAAACACCAACGCATTTATCATTTTCAATCAATAGATAATTCATTATTTCCTCCAAACTGCCAAGTAATTACATTGAGGATTTGCTCTCTGCTCCGAGTTATAACAAGAAATTCTTATTCGGGTATCTTCTTTTCCCCAATTACAATACATAGAGTCGTTATTATCGACATCTCCGTTATAGTGAATAACTCTTATACTCGGAATAAATGCTACTAAATTACTCATTGCATAACCATCAGGAGGGTAAACATAGGTTGTAGTTCCTGTGTTTGCACCTGAAACAATTTTGAATTGCTTTGAGGATTGTAAAAACGAACTGGCATGATAGCCGTCAACTGTATCAGCATCATAGGTGTGGATTATCTGAACACCCGATCCTGTTCCGATGTATAACTCTTTTGTGTCTTCGCACCAAAGAGGCATTCCGCTTGGTGCAGATTTTGGCAGATTTGCTTTTTTACCTCTTCTTATGCGGATATTAGTTGGCATTAGAATAAACCTCCATCAAAGTTGCCATCAAAAGGTGCAATAAAACCAATTCCTGATTCATCAGGTAAAACACATAAGAGCATACCGCCCTGATTATCTAATGACGGAACATCTGCCAAATCAGTTATTGATGAAACAAAACTCGGTTTATTCTGAATCCCTGACCAATCAACAAGAGTGTCGAGATTGTTAAATTCAGATATTTTCACCCATTTAGTACCGTTATAAACATATTCAGCACCACCACCTGCACCGACTGTTGAATCTGCTGATGCATCAACAACAAGTGCGTGTAATCCTGAAAAAGCATTTAAAGCATCACGTGCCGTAATATTATCAACGACTGCCGCTTCCTTAAATACATTCGGAATTTGAGCATTAGGAATTCGACCTGAAGAGTCCAATGTCGCAATTCCGTTTGCTTGTCCTTTTTGAAGTGCAATTCTGTTATCCACCGCCGATGCAAAATCTGTTACTTGAGACGATGGGTGTGTATGTGTTTTCTCTGCTTTTTGTAATAAGAAGTTTGCAAGTTGTGCCGCATTTGCAAATTCTGTCAATGCATTACCTTCACCGTTTCCGACATAAAACTTCTTTGTGTCGGTGGTGAATAAAAGTTCGCCCGGTCTTGCCTCCACAGGCAAATTTTCTGATAAACCACGTTTGATTTGTAAGTATCCCATTTTATTTCCTTTCTTTGTCTTGAATTGTCGGCGATAAACGGGTATCGCTTACGCTTGCACCCTCTGCCGACAATTCGCTAAAATCCTCCGGCATCGATATTTTCAGCATCATCAACTATGCCGTTTCCGTTCTTATCGTAAATTGTTGTACTCATTATTAATTGAGGAACTGTTGGCGGTTGAGGAATATTCATATTTTCACCATCAGTAAATGTTCCGCCGTCAACATATTCGCAAGTGTCTACAAAGCCGTTTCCGTTTGTGTCATATAACCAAATAGGCATTAAATCGGGGTGGGTATGCCCATTAAACAGATTATAAACCCAACTTTGTGATGCCATTTGGATGGTTGGATCAACATTTATCTGAATTACATCAGGATTAATCGCAATAATTACAACCTTTAACCATAATTCCTTAAAACTTCCCTGTGTTTCCAACGGTTTATATGTTTCAGGTTGCTTGCCAACCAACAACAGATTATTTTCGGAATCAAATATCCCAAATTCCCTCATATAAAAACCACCCACAGATGCAGGAACTAAAGCCTTTGCGGTTAATTGAGTTAATTCAGTAATCTCTGTTCTGAATCGTTCATTTTTTAATTTTGTTTGTGCCGGATCGGGTTCATAATAAGCTCCGTTTGAATCACCAACGGCAATGTATTTTAAATCCAACTTTGTGCCGTCATTAAGAGCCTCGTTTATTTTTTGCAATCCGATATCTGTAATTATTGAGTAAAATTCCTTTGTCATACCGTAACTTCCTCGCTCGTTGTTGTATAACTTGCATACATTTGAGTCGTTGTGCTGATTAAATGAATAATCAGGCTTTCAAGATGCGAACGGACATTTTTATTTGCGGTTATAAGGTCGAGTAATTGTTGCTCTGTAAACTCATCAAATCCTTTGTCGTTCATATCAATTGAAATTCTGAAATAATATGGATGTCCTCCATACTCAAACCACTCGGACACTTTGCCGTTAAGCCCTAAAATTTCAAGAACACGCACAAGAGAATATTTAGTTCCACGATATCTGTGCAGGTTCAAAGAGTTCTTTATCAAATCTCTCTTTTCGGCTTCCGTTGTGCATCCTGCCCAACCCTCGTTCCCTGTAATGTGGAATTGCTCGGCAAGATGAATTAAAGCGGATTCATTGACTTTGTCGAATAAATAAACCAACAAACATTCAAGATCCAATTCCTGAAAACGTGCGAATAATTCGTCAAATGTTCTTGAAGATAAATCATTTATAGGGGACAGATTATTATTCATTCGCTCTGCCTCCAATCGTGATATTAAAACTTTGAAGATTTGCCCATTGGTTATTAGACAATACCTGATATGCCGGAGATAATAATTCAACTTTATAAACACCATAAATCGAATTTAAAATGGCGATTATTTGAGTAGGAACGATGTCTTTTCCTAACTTCGAGGACATCTCTTCTTTATATTCTTTTAACCGCTCATTAACCAACTTTTGAACGGCATCAGCATCAGCATCCAAATATAAAGTTAAATTCGCTACTATTGTGAAATCTATCTTTTCAGGAGCGTGAACCACGACTCTATCAGTAAGCGGTCTGACTCTATCTGCTGACAAATAATCAGTTATTATTTGGATCATTTCAGGTGTCGGGTTTCCTGTCGCTGTCAGAGGATAAATATCGACAACTCCTGCTGATGTAGATAAAACTTCAACATCCGTTACCGATTGATGAGCGGATAATGTATGGAATCTATAAGCACCTTTGCTTCCTGCATTAGAGAAACTTTCAGGAGCGAGCCTTATTCTTTCTCTTAAGCTATCCTCTGATTCTTCATCAGCACCGCCGTCTGTTATAGTTGTGCTTTCAACAATATCAACATCATAGGATAAAGGTGTCAGAAGATTATTTACTTTTCCGATAGCATAACCGTTTGCACCCTCGCCTGTCTCTTCACAAGTTACACCAATTGTTGCTGATAAAGTGCCGGCAAGAATGTTTGTATCGTCATCTGTTGCAAAGGTATATTTCCCATCTTCAGTTTCAATTTCAGTACCTTTTGGAATCGGAATATCAAAGTTCAAAGTTTCGTTCAAAGAGAATTTTATTGTAGTTTTAGCATATTTCCCTTCTAATTTATGAACCCCGACAAGTTCTGCCAAATGCTCCAACACTTCCATTGGTGCGTAGGTCAAAAGATTAGACTTTGCGATCTCTTGTATTTTTATTCGGAGCAGATTTTCTCGGTATGCACCGACATCAATTAAAAGTCTTTCAATCTGTGCAGGCTGTAAAGTTTTGCCTGTCTTTTCCTCATAAAAACTAATCCATTCTTGAGTTATTTTATCGGCATCACGTTCGATAAAATTAGGTTCAGGGAGTCTTGTTGTCATAATGTCACCTCCGCTGTTCCTTTAGTAGATGAGCCGTTAAGAGTCCATTGTACTTTTATTTTTATATTTGAGCCTTCAACATCAAACAGGACAGAGTTTACATGAACTCTTGTTTCCCACATTGAAATTGCATCAATGGTTTCTCTGATAATATTTGCCTTTGCAATATTAACGGGGTAATCAATATATTTAAGAATGTTTGATCCAAAAGTAGGTCTGTGGGGATCAGAACCTTTTGGAGTATTCAAGATTAAAGCAATGCATTGGTTTATATCCTCAACACCTTCTGCGACATCGCCGATGCCGTTGAGTTTGAATTGCCAATCTACATATTTAATTTCGTTTAATTTAGTCATTACATTCCTTTATCAGGTGCGGAAGTCGGACTTCCCTGATTTCCTGTGTGTTTGTGTGCGTTGTAAATATTTCTCATTGCTTGCATAGAAGACTTTTTATCTGTTATGTCAGCACTCGAAGTAATGCCGGCAGAGTTGGATAAAGTTCCCTCGTGGGTAATATTTCCGATTAAATGTATATTCGGAAATGAGAGTGTGAGCGTTTGAGTTTCTTTATCTACATTCGCAAAAGTTCCGTCTTCAAAGTTTGCGGAAACTTGTTTTTCGGTTTCAATAATCGGAACATCATCTACGGTGTAAATTGCTCCGAGAATTACTCCGTCTTCAGAGTTCTCATCCATCAAGCAAGCAACTTGCTCTCCCACCGCCGGCATTGAATAAAACTTATCTTTGAATGTTTTATTTTGCAGGACTGCGAGCCAATATGAAGTCATTTTGTCTTCGGCAAATTGGACTCTTGCACGTGCTGTTTTCGGATTTATTGAAGTTACAGTTCCAAACCTTAACACGACTTCACCTCCACATTTGTTGCATATCCCATCTGTTTATCAATGGTGTGGTGAGCCTCTGTGATGTGGTATTTTCCTGAAAAATATCCGACATCTTTTATTTCGACATTAAGTCCTGCGATTAAATACGGATTTCCCGGCATGGATAAAGAGCCTTCAATGGTATGATTACCATTTGAAAGTGCCGCCTTTGCTTTTATCAAAGCCTGTTGTTTATTTTCACATCGACAGTCAAGTTTCAAAGTGTCACCTTTGACACATTTGTCATTCTTGGCAGTAGCCGAGACAACTTTGCCTGTCTTTGGATTTTTGTATGTTACTGATACAGATTTATAATTGTGGCTCGTTTTTTCTCTTAAGCTGATAGTTGATAAATCTGACTTATATAAAATCTTGGCAGAATCAGCGTTTATAAGTTTTTCTGTTTTATAAAATACGAGGTTGCCCTCTGCAATTTTGAAAATATAGCCGTACTCTTCAGCGACACGTTTCAGGAATGTTAAATCCCTCTCGTGGTTTTGGGTTATCCTTTCAACTTTTATATTTTCAATATTTCCGACAAGTGTCAGGTTGTGCCTTTTTGCGACTTCGTTTGCAATCTGTTGCAGGGTTTTATTTTCGTAACCGATGGAGTTTTCTTGACGGAATGATTTTTTAATTCCTGTGGCAAGAGCTTTAACGATAATAATATCAGGAGGGGAATTAAGTTCTATTTCATCAATCTCAAATATTCCGCAGTTTAATAATTTTTCCCCTGCATAACCAATGAACAGACGAAGTGCATCACCTTTAGACGGAATCCAAGCTCCGTTCCATAAACCTTCAGAATTTTCAAAAGTGATTGTTATTTCATCACTTTGTCCATGTTCAAAATCAGAATACTCAATATTCAGGACATAATCGGATACATCCTGTGTAATATTTTTTTGATTATATTCTAAATTAAAAATCGGGGTTAACATCATTTTCTCCATGGGGGTAGGGTAAACTTAATTGTTTCGGATTCATCCAAGACGGGAATTCTTAAATGTATTCCTGAATCTAAAATTGGAGTGATAGGCACATCTGGATTAGCTTTTATAATTGGCTCGTACTTTGTCGGATTTTTGTAAAATTTATACGCAATTAAATCCCATCGGTCTTTGTCTTTTGTGATGTATGAGTAATATTCGCTCATTCTTTCTTTTTAAGTCCTTTTTCTTCTTCCTCGTCTTCGGGTATTTTTCCTGCGTATTCTTTTAGTTGAAGTTCAACCTGAATCGCTATCAAATCACCTTCAGGACTTGTTTGTTCTGTTGTTTTTTGTATTTGGGAGATAACGAATGCTCCGACATATTCGCCATTCCCTTTTACGAATTTGAGCGGTTTTCCGAGTTGTGCTTCCGTTCTAATTTTTAGAATTTCATCTTCCGGCACACAGAAGTTTGAATGTAAATTCAGTTTTATTGTGAACTCTTGCAGGTTCTCGCCCATAAACTGTAAAAGGGTTTTGTTGTTTATTCGCTCGTGTTCTGCGTAATTGTAAGTTACGGTTGAATTTATTCCGTCAAAGTAAGTTATTAAATCGAATTGAATATCACCTAATTGAGCGAACATCAGTAAGCCAACCTCTCTTTCCGTTCAAATTCTCTCTTTAATAACGCAACAACTTCGTCTTTGTGCCTTTTTAGAAGTTGTGAGAATTCATCCTTTGTTGTTCCTGACGGCATTGATATTGTCGGGGAATAATTAACAACAAAAGATGAACCGCCTCCGATTCCGACTCTTCCAATATTTCCTTTAATACCGCCAATCATAAGTCCTAAATTCTTATTCATAGCATTTACCAAAGGAGCAGGTTTCATTGTTGAAACGATTGTTTCAATAATTTTTAATTTATTCAGGTCT